GAGTAGTAGAATTTCAATATCAGTCACACCTACACCTTAATTCATTCTTAGTACCTGACAGATATGGTGATACACAATATCAATTCGAAGCAGGCACCCCTATAGCACAAACCTTTCCGTTAACTGAAAGACCTGTAAGATTACAATTTCATTACTCTACTAAAGAAGAAATGCACACATATCATCACAAAACCTATGGGTTAGGATTTTTTAAAAATAATTATAAAAGATTAAAAGAACTTCTTAAAAAAGAAGATGTGAAATGTCCAGTACACAAACGATAAAAATTCAACCTTTATTTCCTACTATACTCATGGCAATAGATTTAGAAAGAGATTTTACGCCAGATGAATTAATGGCATTCAATAATTATGAAAAATTTCAAAGAGAAAACAACAATAACAAAACCTCAGTAAGTAGTAACGTATTAATAGATCCACGTCTGAAAAATTTAAAAACCTGGGTAACAGAACAAACACAAAAATATTTAGATAATATTATTAATCCATCTACTGAACTTAAAATAAAAATTACGACATCTTGGTTAAACTTTACCAAAAAGAACGAATCTCATCATCAACATACTCATCCTAACAGTTTCTTGTCTGGTGTTTTTTACATTAATTGTGATCAAGAAGATCAAATAATTTTCTATAAAAATCCTAAAGATTCAATAAGAATTGTTAAAAAATCATATAACGATTACAATAGTGAAAGTTGGTGGATGCCTGCTATTACTAAACGTCTTTATATATTTCCTTCAACCTTAGAACATGGTGTTCCTAAAGTTAAAAGTAATATTAATAGAATCAGTCTCAGTTATAATACTTGGTTATCAGGAACCATTGATGGAGGAGACGGCGGAATAAGCAATTTAGAATTATGAACTACGATTTAAGACAATATGTGAAATTAATTGAAGAAGTTTTAGATAAACCTACTTGTGATTCAATTATTGAAGAAATAAAAATTCTTGATAAGGAAAAACATCATTGGTCTGATGCTTATGGTACACGCGAAATACGTGAAAACGAATTAGATGTTACATTCCAAGAAACTACGTATAATGAAATAATCCATAGTAAACTAAGAGACTTAATTAAATTTTATCAAACTAAAGTTTTAAAAAACAGTTTTTGGACAGATTATCAGGCTATTTCCAAACCAAGATACAATATATACACAGAAGAAACCCAAATGCATGCTCATGTTGATCATATATACTCTATGTTTGATGGTTATTTAAAAGGAATACCAATTCTAAGTATTGTAGGAGTTCTTAATGATTCTTATGAAGGTGGAAAGTTTATTATGTGGGATGACTTTGAAATTCCATTTACAACAGGTAGTATTTTACTCTTTCCTAGCACGTTTCTATATCCACACAGAGTGAATCCTATTATTAAGGGTACAAGATACAGTTTTGTAAGTTGGGTTTGTTAATTTGGAAAATAAAATTATTGACATCTCATAAATCTTAATTTATAATAATAAAACTTAGGATGCCTACAGCAACTTTATCTTCAACTCGTAATTGAAACCACAGTGTGCATCCTGTCATTTTACACACAGAAAGGAGAACAAAAATGACTACCTTTGCTCAAGCAGTTCAAACTCAACCAGCGGAAGCCCGCACCGAAAATTCAATGAAGGCTCTGGCTCACAGCGGCAATGCCCTTGTGGACCTATTCTTCAAGATTGGCGCCAGCCGTGGTAAAAACATTGTTGGAGATTTTGAACGTGCCTTTCAAGAAGATTCGGGCCTAGCAATGAAAATTGCTCTATGGTGTCGTGATGTTCGTGGGGGCGCAGGTGAACGTCAACTGTTTCGAGACATTCTCCTACATCTGGAAAGCCAACATCCTGATATGTTGGACCGTGTGTTAACCTTTGTGCCAGAGTTTGGTCGTTGGGATGATCTCTTGATTTTTCAAACTCCACGCTTCAAAGGTGCTGCTCATACCTTTATCCAACATGCTCTGCGTGATGGACAGAAGTTATGTGCTAAGTGGATGCCTCGTAAGGGCGCACAGGCAGTAGAACTTCGTCAGTTCATGGGGCTGACTCCTAAAGGCTACCGTAAGTTGTTAGTGGGCCTAACCAATGTAGTAGAAACCAAAATGTGTGCCCAGGAATGGAACACTATAGAGTTTGGAAAACTACCTTCATTGGCTGCGGCTCGCTACAACAAGGCCTTTGGTCGTCGTGCTCCAGAAGCATACGCAGCCTACAAAGAGCGCCTTATCAAAGGTGAGGACAAGGTAAATGCCAGTGCTGTGTATCCATACGATGTGATTAAGACCATTCAAACTGGTGGAGATCATGTTGTAGCAGATGCTCAATGGGCTGCTCTACCGAACTACATCGGTGACAATAGTGTGATTCCTTTAGTTGATGTAAGTGGTAGTATGCAGACTCCAGCAGGGCGTAATAAAAACTTGACTTGTTTGGATATCGCTGTAAGTTTGGGATTGTATTGTGCGGATAAGAATCGCAGTGCCTTCAAGGATGTGTTCTTGACCTTCAGTGCTAGTACCAAAGCAGAAGTTTTAAAAGGTTCGTTGAGTCAAAAACTTATTCAAATGGTGCGTAGCGATTGGGGAATGAATACCAATCTACACAAGGCATTTGATGAGATTTTGCGTATCGCTAAAGAAGGATCAGTAGCCGAGGCAGACATGCCAAAAACTCTGTTAATCCTAAGCGACATGCAGTTTGATGAATGTGTTAAGTTTGACGACTCTGCACATCAAATGATTCAGCGTAAGTATGAGGATGCTGGTTATGCTATGCCTAACATTGTTTTTTGGAACCTAAGAGCCACTGACAATGTTCCGGTAAAGTTTGATCAGCGAGGAACGGCTCTAGTGAGCGGCTTTAGTCCCAGTGTTATGAAAGGTGTCCTAAGTGGTGCCGCAATGACTCCTGAGGCTATCATGCGGGCCACTGTAGACGTTCCTAGATATAATGTATTATAAATAAGTTCTTAGGTTGGCTACAGCAAAACATACGACAATGACTGGTCTAGGGAAGGTAAGGACATCAAACTCCTTGCTCTTAGACGTGGTGAGTTTCGACGTTCTCACTGTAAACAAAAAGTAGGAAGCCAACCTGTAATTCAATAAGCCCTTCGGGGCTTATTTTTTCAATTGTGTTTTAATTTCTTATAAACAGTATTATACTTGCTTAAATAGTCAAAGGAAAAATTATGAGTAAACAAAAACTTAGTCGCACACCTAAATTAGATATGGACTCTTGTGTCAAAAATTTCAATGATAATAGATTCGATTTAGTTATATATGCTTCTTTAAAGGCAAGAGAAATATCTAAAAAAATGAAGGGCAAAGTAGATTACTATAATTCACCAATGAGTGCCTTATTAGAAATTCAAGCAAAAAATTATGAAAGAAAACAATTTTAAAAAATTTGAACCTATGCATATTTCTGCTTATATAAAAATTAAAGAACTTACTGTAAGAAACGGTGAAATAATAAACGAGACGAAAACATTTGTTGAAATACAAAGATTGAATAGTATAGCAAAGGTAGATCAGTGGGGAAGAGTTGAATGGAGACCTGCGTAGGTGACTACCCTACATATATTAACTAATCCTAATAAGCCGGTTCACATTGATAATAGGATAGATCCATTTAGTATTGCTGCAATAAAATTTGCGGAGAATATGACTATATTAGGTTGGAACTGTATTTTATATGCTATATCAGGTAGTCAATCTTCTGTTGAAACGGTAAATTGTTTACCATTTCCCACTATAAGTGAGCCTCAAAATGTTGTAAATTATAATGAAATGGCTACTGACCAGATCGGATTACGTAAAAAGCCAGGTGATATGATAATGTGTTTCCATGGTTGGCAAAATCAACAAGCAGCACTAGCACACCCAGATTGTAGAGTAGTTGAGCCTAGTATTGGATATGATGTCAAAGCAATATTTGCTCCATATAAAGTTTTTACTTCATATGCTCAAATGCACATGTATTATGGATACAAAGACAAATTAATGAGCCCAAGTTGGTTTGATGCTGTAATTCCAAACGCATTTACTCCATCTGAATTTACCTATAACGAACATAAAGAAGACTATGTTTTATTCTTTGGGAGAGTTATTGAAAATAAAGGGGTACACATTGCTATTCAGGCAACTAAGGAAGCAGGAAAAAAACTAATTATCGCAGGACCTGGAGATCTATATTCTCTAGGTTACACATCTATTCCAACTCACGTAGAGTGTGTAGGCCTATGTGATGTTGAACAACGTAGAAATCTAATGAAAAACGCAGAGGCGATAATTGGACCTACATATTATGTAGAGCCTTTTGGTAATATGATCATTGAAGGTTATTTAAGCGGTACACCTGCTATTACAACTGATTGGGGTGGATTTTCAGAGACCGTAATTAACAGTTACACTGGATTTAGATGTAGAGAATTTAAAGAGTTTGTTGAAGCATTAGATAAAATCAAAAAAATACATCCCATTAATTGTTTTAACTTTGCAGTAGAAAATTTTTCGGAAAAAGTTGTACACAAAAAATTTCATGATTATTTTTTAAAATTACAAGAGATAAATTTTTATAGACAATGAGAAAAGCAGTAATTATTACCAGCGTTTTACAAGTAGATGCAAATCATGATTTTACTTATTCTACCTATAGATCTTATTGGAATGAGGAAAACAGGTTTTATCAAACTATAGAAACTTGCCTAAATATTCAAGAATGTTTTGACTCAGAAACCACTTTTTATCTAGTAGATGGAAGTGATAATTATGAAAAATATGTAGACTCATTCTCATTTGTACCAAATTTAAAGTTTATCAGTGTCAAAAAAGAAATGCCTGAAATTCTTCATATTGTAAGAACTCATCCAAATAAAAGCACATGTGAATGTACCTTGTTATATACCTTTTTATTAAAATATAGAGAAGAATTATCTCAATACGATTATTTTTTTAAACTAAGTGGCAGGTATAAAATAGATAAAGAACATTTTGATATAGAGTTATTCAATAATAAAAATGACTATTACTTTTATTTTAAAGAACCGCATAAATGGGATTGGGAGCCTCATTGGGGTTATAAAATGGTTGACCTAAGAGAGAAGCAAGGAAATAATAAACT